CGCGCTGTAATTGGCCAAGTTAAAATCAGATAACGGCTGGCCTGCATCTCAAGATCCATTGGTGATCGGCATAAAGTCCTACCCAGTGAAAGGCACAACGATTAAATTGCGTTGTGCTGAAAAGGTCGCACCGTTGTTGGTGGGCTTTGCAGCAGAGTTCCACGCAACCATTGAGCCGATAGATGAAGGCAGCCTTGATGATTGGGGCTATTGTTTTCGGATGGTGCGTGGCCGTGAGGATCGCCTAAGCAATCACAGCAGTGGCACCGCAATTGATTTAAACGCAACCAAGCACCCACTAGGTGCAGAGCACACCTTTGCCGAGGGCAAGGCTCCAATCATCATTGAACTGGCTGCCAAATATGGTTTAAAGTGGGGCGGTACTTATCGCAACCGCAAAGATGAAATGCATTTTGAAGTTTGCCTGACCCCTAAACAGGCAACGGAGCGCATCAACGCTCTGGGATTGGAGCACTAATGGCACTACAAATAAAAGCAGCTTGCGGAACTTATATCCGTGCGTTGCTAACCATCTTGCTAACCTTGATGGCTACAATCGGTGGATCACCGCTGGACTTCACCAGCGCGGATTGGCGAATGCTTGGCAATGGACTTTGGGCATCTCTTTTGCCGGTCATTATGCGTGCGTTGAGCACAGCAGATGACAAATACGGACGAGCACCAAAAGAGTAAAGCCCGACACGCAGGGGTAGATGTTGCGCAATGTCTGCCCCTAGTGTCAAACTGATAGTCCGGACTAGGAAAGGACTAGAAAATGGCAGCAAACACCGCATTTGCAGTAATGGTTGCAATGTATATAGCAATATGTTTTGGATGCGTACTTCTTGGCTACGCAATAGGCCACCGAGATGGCAAACACATAGGTTACAAAAGAGGTCGTGCTATCGGTTACTCAAAAGCCAAGCAAGATTGGAACCTAGCCAATGGCATTTAACCTAGATGATTACCAACCAGTTGATGAGCGTATTGCCCTATTTTGGGTGAAATATCCTGAAGGTCGCATTGATACCGATTTGGTGCATAACGATGGCAAGTGCTTTATTGTTAAAGCCACTGCATACCGAAATGATGGCACGATAATGGCCATTGACTATGCCCAAGAGATTATTTCGGATCGTGGTGTGAACGCTAACTTTGCCCTTGAAAATTGTGCCACCTCAGCAATTGGGCGTGTGCTGGCCACGGCCGGATTCCAAGCCAAGATTGGCAAACGCCCAAGCCGTGAGGAAATGGCTAAAGTGCAAAGGGTCGCAGCTGGTGTGCCGGCTGCAAATGATGATCTTTGGAATGAGCCAGTAATGGCAGTAGTTACTGCCCTTGCAGCACCGGATGAGCGCGAGCCAAACAATCGCGCTTTTCCTTGCAAGCACGGAACGCGGATGTATAACAGTGGCAAAAACGCGACTACTGGCAAGAAGTGGGAAGGCTATTTCTGCGATAGTCCACAGCACAAAGGCGATCAATGCGCACCAGTAGGGATGGATGGCAAAGAGTGGGCTAAGCGTGGCTAATCTTGAGGTGTACTTCCCAGATAACACTGCCCTGCACTTTACTGATGAAGGCGTAACTGATGAGGATGCCACGATCTGCGACAGTTGCAGCACTAAGCAATTCTTGAATGGCGGAATAGTCAGCGATCAGATATTTATTTGCGCCAAATGCAGGGTTGCCGATGAATGAGATGCAACTCTTTACATACTTAAAGAGTCGGTTTATACCTGATCTGCTAATGCACCCTGATCCAGTTGCACGGTTTGATTGTGAGAGTGAGCAACTAAGGGTTTACATAGAACTTAAGTGCAGGGAAACTCATTATGATGAATTGATGATTGAGCGCGACAAGTACCACGCGGTAACACAGCGTGCTTGGGTGGATGGTAAAACTGCCTTGTATATTTGCTCAACACCAAAGGGCATTTGGTCATTTAACCTTAACAAACTGACAATGCCAGCGTGGTATTACTTTGATGGATTGCCTGCAACCACAGAATTTGTTAACACTGACACCATCACCAAAGTTGTGGGATTTTTGCACATAAGCAGGGGCAAGCGGATTGGTGCTTATGGAGCAAAGAATGATTGAGGGAATCCGATACTTTAAATGCAGGGGAGTATGCAAAGACACTGCCCCCTTTAGCACTTACAGTGGCATTTACGATTTGCCAGAGGGCGTGTCAATGATTCAGTGCCTTGTCTGCCTATTTGTAACTGTGGCACTAGATGAGAACGCGCTACGACCACCTAAAGCCCCAAAAGAGGCACACCAATGAGGATCTTGAACCTTTATGCCGGAATTGGTGGCAATCGTAAATTGTGGGGCGATGAGCACGAGATCACGGCAGTGGAGTATGACCCCAAGATTGCAAAGGTTTATGCGCACTACTTCCCTAATGATGAGTTGGTTGTCGGTGATGCTCACCAATACTTGCTTGATCATCATTCAAAATACGATCTGGTTTGGTCAAGTCCACCTTGCCCAACTCATTCAGGCACAAACAACTTCTTAAATGCTCAAGGTCATATCCGCTACCCAGCGATGGAATTATGGCAAGAGATCATATATTTGAAGCACTTTCACAAGGGCTTGTATGTTGTGGAGAATGTCATTTCATACTACGGCCCAATTATGTTTCCAGAGATCAGAGGCCGGCACTACTTCTGGGCTAATTTTACAATGCCTGAATACAGTGATGATTTTGCACAAATTGGCACGATGAATCAAAAGGCAAGATTGACAATTGCTCGTTCACAAGTGAAAGATTTTGAAAGGGAGTTGGGTTATGACTTGCGTGAGTTTGATTTAGATGATTATCGCAAGGTATTGCGTAATTGTGTCGTGCCTGAACTTGGTTTGGCTATTTTGAATTCTGCACTAGGCAAAGCAATTGAGTACCCTCAGGATTCATTGTTTGGCACTTGGTAAAAGATGGAGCACTCAATGGATAGGAGCATAAGCCGATGCACTGGGTGTGGGATGTGGCTGCACGCGACACACCGAGAGTGCAGCACCTGCCTATTGTGGTTAAGTCGTAGGGTGTAACATTTTGCATCCAACTCAACTGCGTGAGGATAAACAGCAGGGCGCACTGATGGTGCGTTGTAGCCCGTTAGAGGGGCAACCTTTGGCCTGCACTCATCAATGGCCTATCCTCTCAATGGGGGGATATAGGGGGGTAATGATGTTGTTGTTAATCCTTACGCTTTGTCTTGCAACTGCCCTAACTGCAACAGCAAAAGATGCTGGGCAGGGCAGATGGGAAGTGCAACTGATCAAGCAAACCAAAGATTACAGAGAATACAAATGCGTTAAAGATCTAATCTACAAAGAATCAAGTAACAACCCAAACGCTCGCACGGGAAGCCATTACGGTCTGCCACAAGGTCGCACACCTTACTTGGCTACAGCCTCACCAACGGCGCAGATAACTTGGATGATGAAATACATAAGAGCAAGATACGATGATGGGTGTGCTGCACTACGGCATCACAACACAAAGGGCTGGTACTAATGGGCTTAGCATTGCAATCAACAGAATGGAAACGGTTGCGCTTGGAGATCCTGCAACGGGATCAACACACTTGTTATATGTGTGGCGGTGAAGCCACTGAGGTTGATCACATACTCCCTAGATCTAGGAATGGATCAGATGAACCTGAAAACCTTGCGGCAGCTTGTCGCCGTTGCAATAATGCAAAGAGTGGGAAGGTTGCTAAGCCGGTTTTTTTGAGCACAATCCCTACCCCCCCTGATCTTATTTCCTTCAACTTACCCGAAAATCTGACAAAATCGGCCAATGACTACAAAAGCCAACAAAACGGACATATAAACCAAACAGAACTAACCAAGCCTAAAGCAAACAAATTGGGGGCTGGCGTTATAGGTAGCCCTACACCGCGCATATTTAGCAGCCCAGTTAAGGGTGCAGTATCCCGTGCGCCGGAAGTTGTGGCATTTGCCGAATTGCTGGGAATTACCTTGATGCCGTGGCAGATCAACGCA